GGCTAACGGAAATGCCTAAACACCGGGGGCAACCCCAAACCGTGCTATCAACAGCCCACCGTCTTGACCTCGCCGTAATGCTCTACGACAAACTCGCCGACGTACTCGAGTTGCGGTTTGGTGCAAAACTTATGCGGTCGTACGGTCGCAACCAAGTCACCATGCCCGACGGGTCTAAATGGTTTATCCGTGCAGCCAACTCGAGTGTCGGTCACGGTATGTCATGCGATCTGATCGTTGCTGACGAGATTTGGGATATTGGCTCGACTGTCATTGACGGCGGTTTGCTACCAGCGCAACGCGCCCGCCGATCACCATTGCTCAGCGCTTGGTCAACGGCAGGCACAGAAGCAAGTACCGCCATGCAGCGTTGGCGAGAACAGGGGTTGCGATCTATTGACCGTGGCGAGCCGTCATCGTTGTATTTTGCTGAGTGGTCGCCGCCGCCTGACATATCGCCTATGGACAGTCGCGCGTGGGGTTGGGCAAACCCAGCGCTCGGCAAAACGCTAACCCTAAAAACGATTGAGGCTGAAAGTGAGAACCCTGATCGTGCGTCGTTTTTGCGCGCGTCATGCAACCTTTGGGTTGCCAGCGACAAGTCGTGGATTGCACCGGGTTTGTGGCCTGAGTTGGAGTACACCGACCCTATGCCTGACGGCGGCACAGTTGCCATAGAAACCAGCCTGACCGACGATCGATATTTTGCTACCCGCGCAATCGTGCTTGACGATCGGCGCACCGTTGTCACCGTCGAATTTGTTTGCGACACCTACGACGAAATGTTGCGACACGTCGAGCGCCTAGCAAAAAACACGGCAATCAAATTTGCTATTAGCCCGTCAATAGATATTCATTGGCCGTTAGCGCTTGAGCGTCGCAGGGCAGTTGTCGGCTACGGCGAAATACTTAAATTCACGCCGCGCATAAAGTCAATGATCCACGAGAAATTACTTTGGCACACGGGCGAAAATATGCTTGCCGAACACGTACAGCGCGCAGTCGCAGTACGCAGTCAAAACAGCATTGCGTTATCGTCGCAGCGGTCACCCGGCCCGATCGAGTTGGCTCGGTGTTTAGTTTGGTCGGCGGCGCTCGCGTCACGACCGACAGCGACAGGCAAACCTATGATCGTTGTTGCAGGTGGCTAGTATTTTGCTGGGCGGCCGTTAGGTTCTTACTTTCTCGGTTGACGCTTAGCGGTCGCCTATCAACACCCGTCAAATAAATTGGTGGCATACTTACAGCATGGCGATATTTTCACGGTCAGTAAACAAGGCGGCTATATCGCCTGAGCCAACAAAAGCGGCAGCCGCAGGCGGTCAGTACTACTCGGCTAACACCGCAGGCGTTGGCATGATCGGACAGTACTACTCGTACAGCGAAGGTGAGTCACGCAATCGTGCGATGAGCGTACCTACCGTCAGTCGAGCGCGCGATCTAATGGCATCGGTTATTGGTTGTATGCAACTAAAAATGTATAACGAAATTTGGAACGGCGACGAAATGGAAAAAATGCCATTAGCGCCACGCACTTGGCTACGACGCATTGACCCGTCAACACCAAACAGTTTTATTATGTCGTGGACATTTGACGATTTATTTTTTTACGGTCGCGCATTTTGGTACATCACATCACGCACAGCCGACGGCTACCCAGCGTCGTTTACTCGACTACCCGCCGCAATGGTCAACACACTTGACCAAACTGGCCCAGTATGGTTTGCGCCGTCAAAACAATTGACGTTTCAAGGCGGCAACTTAAACCCTGATGATCTTGTGCAATTCTTGTCGCCAATACAAGGCATTGTTTATATGAGCGAAAAAGCAATTGCGACAGCGTTGCAACTTGAGGCCGCACGGTTTAGAAACTCATCGTCGGCAATACCGGCTGGCATTTTGCGTCAAACAGGTGGCGAGCCGTTAAGCGCACAAGAGTTAGCCGATCTTGCGGCAGCGTTTAATGCGGCTCGAGCAACAAACCAAACCGCTGCACTAAACGAATTTGTCACTTACACCGAGACACTTACCAGCCCTGACAAAATGTTGCTAATTGAGAGCGCAGAGTTTCAAGCAATGGAAATGGCGCGACTATGCAACATACCGCCATACCTTGCAGGCGTATCGGTCGGCTCGTACTCGTATCAGTCGAGCGCCGAAGCGCGCATGGACTTATGGACATTTGGCGTACGCGCTTATGCCGATTGCATTGCTGGCACACTCAGCCAAAACAACGTGTTACCAAACGGCACATATGTTGAGTTTGACGTTGAACAATACTTGTCGGGCGAATACTCGATGAGTGATTACCGCGAGGACAATTCCGAAACCCCAATACCAAATGGAGTACTATAAAATTTATGATCCGATTAACCCCTTCACAGATCACGGTTGACGCAGCGGCGGCAGAGGGCTTGCCGTCGCGCTCAATCTCAGGCGTAGCAGTTACATACCACGAAACAGCGACCGTTAGCGACGGTACAAAGGTGCGGTTTTTGCAAGGGTCGTTGCCAGTCACGGGGCGCGACCCGAAACTTTATATGCAACACGACAGCAACCAAATTGTCGGCAAAGTTGTCGAGCGAGTAGATACCCCGCAGGGCATGATGTTTACCGCCAAGATCAGCCAAACCCGGCTAGGCGACGAGGCGTTGACGCTTGCAAATGACGGCGTTATAGATGCCGTGTCGGTTGGTGTAAACCCAACAAAATTTAGTTACGACGACGACGGCACAATGATCGTGGAGGCTGCTAACTGGTCAGAGTTGTCGTTGGTTAGCGAGGGCGCATTTGCAGGCGCGGTCATCACCGACGTTGCAGCTAGCGCACCCGACGAGACTATCCACGAAACCGAGCCAGCAATAGAGTTACAATCAGATCAAGACACAGAAAAGGACACAACCCCTATGAGCGAAACACAAGCAACCCCAGTAGTCGAGGCAGCGCAAGCAACTGTTGACAAACTTTGGGCGCAACCAAAACGCGAATTTCGTATGCCAAGCGTCGGCGAATACCTTGCCGCGTACCACATTGGTGGCGACACATTCCGTAAAGTCAACGAAGAATTTGTTGGCGCACAAAAAGCAAAACAAAGTGTGCTTGAAGCAGCCGCAGGCGACATCGCAACAACCGATACACCGGGTTTGTTGCCAGTACCAGTTCTCGGCCCAGTATTTCAAGACATCAACTTTATTCGACCATTCGTAACAGCAATCGGCGCTCGCGCATATCCTGACGGTGGCACACAAAAAACATTTATCCGCCCAACGATCACAACTCACACATCAGTTGCCGAACAAACAGGCGCAGTTGAATTTGGTGCAGCGTCAGCGACCACAATGGTGATCGCAGCAAACTCGGTAACAAAAAAGACGTTTGCTGGTCAGGTAACTTTGTCGGTACAGGACATTGACTTTACGTCACCTGCCGCAATGACACAGATTATGAACGACCTAATGGGTCAGTACATGATTGCTACAGACAACTTTGCAGTTGACACATTTGTTACAGGTGCAAGCGTTCAGACAAACTGGAACGGCACACCTGAAGATTTAATTGCAACTCTTTACGTCATGGCACAAAAAATATCCTCAGGATCAAACTTGTTTCCAACGCATATGTTGGTCGGACCTGACGCTTGGGCAACACTTGGCTCAGTAGTTGACAGCGACAAACGACCATTGTTCCCAGCAATTGGACAACCGGGTCTTGGTGGATACAACACACTTGGCGCAGGCAGTCTTGCGAACTGGGCAACAATTAACCCACTTGGTTTGCAAATGATTGTTGACAGCAACGTTGCAGCAAAAACTATTGCAGTATTCCACGCACCAGCGTCAGAGTATTACGAAGCAATTCGAGGATTGCTTAGCGTTGAAAATCCTGGCACGTTGTCACGTACGTTTTCGTACTATGGCTACGCATCGTTCTTTCAAACAAAAGCAACACTCGCGTACAAAACCAGTTACGCCTGATCGAGTAGCGGCCTAACCGCTATGGCAACATATCTAACCGCATCAAAACAGTTACTAGACGACTACGCCTGCATATCTACGCTCGAGCCAACCGACATACAAGTTGGCGACAGCGTAGTTGTAGGTTCGCTTGGCGCACCGTTTAACGGCACATTTACCGTGTTGTCATGCCCACAATACAAATACACAGGCGTGGACACGACCACGGGCGAGTGGACATTTGATCAAACCCAACCAATACCCAACCAAGTGCTTTACGCTTGCACGGGTAGCAACGTCGAGTTCGTCGCGATCTACACAGGCACAGTCGCGTTCACACCGACCTGCACGTGGATAACGGCCGCAAACTTAGTCACGTATTTGGGTGTGTCGATTACTAACCCGTCTGATGATTACACGCTTATTACGCAGGCCGTGTCGGCTGGCAACCAGTTTTGCAGTCGCAGACGCGCCGAGGCAGGCTACAACGACAACCTGACAACGTCGCCTAGCGGTGATGTCACGCTCGGCACTTTAATGTACAGCGCGGCGTTGTGGCGTTCGCGTGGTTCGCTCGAGAACGTGTTCGCGTCGTTTGACGGCATGGGTACAGCACCGCAACAATCGTTGACACCGATCGTCAAACAGTTGTTAGGTATTGACCGACCAGCGGTTGCCTAATGCCCGCACCATACACCGACCTATTCAACGAAACGCTAGACGATCTCGCTACGACGCTTACCGCAATCACGTCGTTGCGTGTTGTAACCGACCCAACAAAACTTGTGCCTAACTGCGTTTTTATACAAGCACCAAGTTTTACGACGATCGCTGGCAACGGCAACATCGTACGCATGGATTACCCGATCAAAGTCGTCGGCAGCGGCCCAGCAGGGC